AACAGTACCAATGCGTCTTGACAGTGCTTGCTCTTGCGTTGTTAAAGTCTGTTGCACGCTTTGTAAATCAGCACTGCTGGCTTTATCCGCCATCTCGCTTCTTAGTCGCTCAACGCTTGTCGCCTGTCCGCTTTGCGTTTGCTTAATCGCCGTGATTTCGCTGTTTGCTGTGTCGCTTGTCGTTTTAAGCTGACTGTATTTTTGGGTTAAATCCCCTGTGGTTACACCAAGCTGTCGCACTTGTGAGGTATGACCATTCACCGTTTGGGTCAGGTTTGCAATCTCTGCCGTTTTGGCATTTTTATCAGCTTGCAGGGCGTTAATATCACGAATAGCACTCGTCACGCTGTCTGTGCTGGCTTTTGTAGCAAGCGTGGCTCTGATTTGGGTGCTTGTCTGCTCAATGCTTTGAGTGAGCTGATTTGCAGTGTTATCAAGCTGGCTTTTATCCACACTTTCAACCCAAGCACTCCATGTATCACCTGTTTTGGTGCGTGTATAGCTTTTAGTGCTGTCATTCCAAACCGTTTGCGTAATGCGGTCGCCATTTCTTGCTTTATCAACCGTCGCATATTGCCAACCAGTCAATGGTGTATTGGTGTTTGAAACACTTTCAAGATAGTATTTACCCTGCTCAGTCAGGCTGTTTAGTGATGTCGCCCCCCTTGTCTGCCACTGTGTTCTTGTATCAATATTAGTAATTGATTGAACCGCTTCATTTAAGCGATTATTAGCGTCAGCAAGTGTGCTATTTATCGTATCTGCTCTGCTGTTAATACCGCTGATGTTGCTCTCAATCGCTGGGATTTTGCTGTTAACACTATTAATATTGCTTTCAATTGTTGGGATTTTACTGTTAACGCTATTGATAGCACTTTCAATTGTTGGGATTTTATTAATGCTTGGGATTTTGCTGTTAAAGCTATTAATATTACTTTCAATCGATGGGATTTTGCTGTTAATACCGCTAATCTCGCTCTCAATTGTGCCAATCTTGCCGATAGGCGTGCGTAAACTTTGGTCAAGATGGCTTTGGCTAATTTGACCTGATAGTATGTCAAGCACTTTGTCCGCATCTGCTGATGTCGTGCCAGATACCCAAGCCGTCCAATCTGATGTATTGCCCAGTTTATCCACAATCCGCCCACGATAAAACTGGGTCAAATTGCCTTGTAGCCCTGTGATTTCATGCTTATTAGTGGGGTAGGCAAAAGTACCAAGGGTTGCGATATTTGAGCGTCCATCAGGTGATACTTGGATTTCAGTGTAATTGGTGTCATCAGAACCACGGGCAAAATTCCACCCTAAATTCATGCCAAACAATACCCCCTGCACGCTAAGGTTGATGGGGCGTGGCGGTTTGCCTTGTTTGCCTTGTATCTGTGTCAGATTTGAATGTGTGGCTAGGCTTGCTTGCCCAAAGGCAGAAATCGCCGTTACACGAGCTTCATATTGCCCTGCATAGACTCCAGCGATTTCAATGCTGTTTGTGCCTGTGGGTGGCAGGGTTTGCCAGTTGCCATTGTCTTTACGCCACTCCACGGCATATTTGACCGCACCTGTTACCTGCTCCCAGCCAATAACAAGCGTGGTAACCGTTACGCCTTGATTAACCGTGTGATAGCTTGACAGATTGACCGACTTTGTGGGGGCTTGCACACTTGGATTAATCACGCTAATCGGACGCTCGGGGGTGTATGCACCGTGGTCGATGGCATCGTATTTGGCAGGGCTGTACTGCACTGCCGTGATGGTAAATTGGTGATTGTCATCAGCGGTTACTGACAGCACACGAAATTTCATCGTTGCTAAATCTTGACTGTCTAGCACCCAAACATTTTGCTCGCTGATGTCGCTAAAGGGTTTAGTAACAGTAATATTATCGCCATTTACTGCACTGATTTGCCGTCTTTGGCTTGTGCCATCATTGCCATTGATTACAAGCGTGTCGCCTACTTTGGCAGTAATGGCACGGTCAAGCGTGATGATGGTTTTTTTATCATTGATACCAAGCACACGACCGCCTGTGGCACGCCCTGCAAACAGCTCATCGCTAATCTCAATCACTTTGGCAGGGGCAGGGATATAGCCATCTAGCCCCACCTTAAATGTTACCATGCGTGTTTCTAGCTGTTCGGACTTTAACGCCCAAAGTCCCGCTCTTTGTGCTTGTCCTTTACTTGTACAGCCCCACGCTTGTATGTCCGCCACACGCACGCCAAACTTAGCGATGGCTTTTTCATCTCTGACATATTCATATTCGGTCTTAAAATGATTGGCAGGGTTATCCCACGCAACTTTGGCGACGGTGTGGCGGTCTCTTGCTCGTGTGCCTGTATATTCAAAAATACCATCAATGACATTGGCACGGCTGAATGAATAAATGCTGTCTTGGGGAATGTCAGCATCTAGCACAATGCTTGTGCCGTCCCAGTAGCTAATCGCACGAAATACGCCAGCGAGTCTAGATAACAGCTCAAACGCACCATCTGCCGACTGAATGTAGACATTTACAGTAAAACGAGGCTCTTGTCCACCCATGCCATCATCTACCATCTGGTCACAGTATTGGGCTAAGCGATACAAGCTCCATTTGTCAATCATGTATTCTGTAAGCCTGCCGCCCAAACCGTAACGAGTGGCAGTGCATAGGTCATAATAGACCCACGCAGGGTTATTACAGTACGCCAGCTTAAATTGCCCATCCCACAGCCCATCATAGGTGCGAGTGATGGGGTTATAGTTTGTTGGCACTTTGATAATAAGACCACGACAATGAGCCGACATTTTGGCGACATTGCTAAACTGCTCGGCATCATAGCGTAAACCCAAAAGGGCAGTATTGGGATAACGAAGTTTTAAGTCAATCACCTCGGTGATGGCAGAGATGTACATTGTATCACTGACAAGCTCAGATGTACTATTAGGCGTGATACGGCGAACACGCACCGCCCAGCCTGTTTGTGCTTTGGGTAAATCAATACGGTGGCTACGCTCGTAAGCGTTTGATGTTTTGGCATTGATGGATGTATTTAGGGCTTCCGCCCAGCCACCGTTATCGGTTTTGACATCAATGGCATAATCAATCTTTACGCCTAACACATCGCCATTATCAGGGTTTTGCTGACGCAACGCTCCCCATTTTATACGCACACGCAGAGCATCAAGGTCAAGATTATTAAATGACTTTACCCACGGCGTGCCATGTTTTAGCTCCACGCCCACATTGGTCTCGCTTGCCACATCAGCAAAGCCATCAATGTACTCTTGGTCATTTGTGCCTGTGCGAAAATCCACTTTGACATTTGGAAAATTAAACTCGTCATCATCGTTTTGTAGTGGCGTATCGTCTAAGTACACCGACTTATAGCCATTTGCCAAACCTGCAATTTCGCCTTCGCCCAAGCCATACATGATACTGATAAAAGTTTTGGATTGAGCAGAGTCAGGGGCGATGACAGGCTGTCTTTGTTTGCTACTGCCTTTTTTTGAGCCGTGAATGGTCATTTTTTATCCTTTTTTTATAGCATATCTTCTGGTAATTGGCTGGCTGACATGATAAAACCGCCAATCTCTCGCTCGCCGTATAAAATTGGTACAGGATTGCCTTGGGCGATGGTAGTTACTGCTCCGCCAAAGCCCTTGTTTGCCTTATTGCCATCTTGGTTGTTGTCTTGGGCGTCCACTTTTGGCATGAGCATCTGAGAAATACCGCCCACCATGAGACCAACCCCTGCACCGATGAGTGCCGCCCCTGCAGGAGCAAAGCCCATGCCCGTTACCACAACCCCTGCCACGACCAAGACCGCTCCGATGACAGTTTCTAAAACACCTTCTTTTTTTGAGCCTTCTACAACTGGCACGACACGGATAATCTTAGCGGTGTGGCTCATGTCAAGCTCATTTTCGCCCACATTGTGCTTATCGTGAAACACAGCAAAACGCAGACCCTGCTTATGAGCGTTCATCATAAACGCTTCAAAGCCTGCCAACTGTACGCACAAAGCACGCATGGCTTCTTTGGTACTGCCCACTGCCAAGTTAAAAGATTTACCGAATTTACGGGCTAAAATGCCGTGTAAAATGATGGTTTTCATGATTATATTCCGTAAAAAATATACTTTTTTGTTGATAAAATACTTGATATTATAAACATTTTTGTTTATAATAGGCACATCAAATGGCAATTAAGGGTAATCATGAAGCGTAAAGATTTGATTGGTCTGTTAAGTGAAAAAGGGGCAGTCTTTAAAGAGGGTGCAAAACATACCAAAGTGTATTTAAATGGCAAACAAACCACCATACCAAGGCACACCGAAATTAAAGAAAATGTCGCCAAAGCCATCATAAAGCAACTAAACGCCAATTCACAACAGACATCAGACTAGGGGGTAACCCCTAGCATTACCCAAAATTGCAAACCCTAACCAAATGGAGAGAATTTATGCACTATCCTGTTACCCTAACCCCTGATACAGACGGCTTTTGCGTTACTTTTCGGGACATTCCAGAAGCCATCAGCCAAGGCGATACCATCGATGAAGCCTTAGAGATGGCACAAGATGCCTTAATGGTTGCCATGGAATTTTATTTTGAAGATAACCGAGCCGTACCAATGCCAAGCCAAGCCCAAGATGGCGAGCATTTGGTTAGCCTGCCACCGTCTGTATGGGCAAAGGTGTTATTGCTTAATGAAATGCTCTGCCAAAATGTCAGCCAAGCCGAGCTTGCCAAAAGAATGGGCATTATCCCCCAACAGGTAACCCGCCTTGTGGATTTGTCGCATGCCACCAAAATTGATACCCTTGCCAATGCTTTTGCCAAATTGGGTAAGCAGTTACAGGTTGGTTTGACTTAATGCCTGATGACGCACCACCATCGCCGTCCTATCCGCCCACCCCTTGCCATAAATCTCACGCACGGACTGCCGTCCATAGGGGTGGTGCAAAATTAGGGCATTACCCACACAATCAGGCGTGGTTTCACTTTTTAACGCTCCATCATCGCCAAGCCAAATCAAGGCGTGATTAACATGATGCGTGCGTCCAACACGGCACAAGATGACATCATGCTTTTGTAAGTCGTTTTTGTCTTGCACCTTAATAAAACCTGCTTTGGCAAAGTTTTTCTCATATAACGGCTCATGGTTCTCATGCTCCCACCAAGCGTCCGCACGCTCAAAATCAGGCAACTCAATATCAAGCTCACGGCTGTAATAATCACGCACCAAGCTATAACAATCCTGAACACCGTGGATATAAGCACGCCCTAAAAGCGGTGGTTTGTACCCACACGGTTCATATATGCCAAAGGCAGGCTCATCGCCATAATCTTGTTTTGACACCGCCACAATGACCCACGGCACGCCATGTAGCTCAATCTGTAATTTATCCAAATCAGACGGCAACACACCGCCGTCAGGGTGGCTATGGACGATGGCTTGTATTTGACCCATACTTTCAGCACGGGCAAAATCTTTGGGGCAAAGGATAAATTGCTCATTGTCATGGGCGTTGTTGGTGCAAGGTATGTACTTTTTATCCACAATTAGCCCACAGCACTCGGCAGGATAGCAGTCAAAGGCGTGGTTGAGGATGAAGCTTTTGGTTTGTTCGGTGAGTATCATTTTTTGTCCTTTTTGATAAAACTGCCTTGCCAAATGTTCTTAGCCAAAATCTTTTTAACCTTGTCAAAATCCACCGCTAGACCTTTTGATTGGGCGATGAATTTGGTGCATAAGTATAAATTATGCCTTGCCCTAGCAACATTTACCGCCTGTAATTCTATGCCGTGTAATGTGCTTATCGCTTGATACAAATCATTTGGGCATTTAATCACAGTCAAGCGGTTCATCAAATACATCATCAAATACCGCCCATCGCCTGTACAAGGGTCTAGCACCTTAGAATTAAGGTTTAACCGCTCATCAGGTGGAATTAAATCCAGCTGTTTTTGAACCAGCCAAAGCGGTGTTGTTACCTCTGCAAATTCTTTGGTTTTAAGCTTGGTTTTGTCTTTGCTGTCTGTGAGTGTTTTGATAAAATTGTACATCGCTTTCAATCATTTTTTGCCAAGGGTGATTTTTAGATTGTCTAAATCCTTTGGTAACGCACTTTTTGGGATAATCAAATCCTGCCAATTTGCAATGTTGCCTAAATTTCCAAATTAAGCCACATGCTCGCTTTGTGTCTTTATTGTGCTGTTGTTTGGCGTACTGACAATGTAAGCGGTACATCTCATCATAATTTTCATCAGTCAAATTCTGCCAAATCTCATCAATATTTTTAGGGTTGGGCAGCGGTTTGGCGTAGCGTCGTTTGGTCAAGATTAACGGCTGTTTGACTTGATGAAGTTTTTGGCGGTATAAAAGCGTACAGATAAGATTTCTGGCTTGCTTTAATTTTCTGTTTCGGTAATGCCCTAACGCTCTTTTGCGTTCACATTCACAATGCAGCCCATAAACTTCATCAAAATCCCTATCGGTCATCGCCTGCCAAAGCTCTTGCCATGTCTCAAAGCTCTTGCCTTTTAGCTGTGGATAATGGTCGTTCATACGCTCCCCCTAAACCAAACCAGCGGCAGGACAGCCACCAAACGGCAAGGGCTTATTTTTACCAAATCGGCACACGCACGATTTCATACGCCCACCGCATTTATCCATGATGGGGTTGTCGGTAGGGTTGTCGTGTTCATCAAACATTGTCGCCCCTGTATAGCCACATTCTTCGCCACGATACTTACCCACGACCGCCCAGTGACAATAATTGGTAATCTCACGCACAGGGATTTTTAAGCCTTCAAGGTCAATGGGGTTGGATAATTCAAAGGTAACTTGTTGGGCATTTTCTGATGTTTTTTGTTCCACAAACCAAATTTGCTCTTTACATTCATCAGAAGCGGTGGGGTTACCGTTGTCAAAATTGATGGGGTCAAGGTATTTGGCAAGGGTGGTAATGACGGTAAGTTTTGCCCCTGCAAAGTCGTTAAACTGCAAACAATAAGCAGATACCGCCCCTTGTACCCCTGCAATGTTATTAGCAAGGGTTAGGGTTGGCGTGCTTGCTCTGCCATCTGAACGCATTTCAAGCCCTGTAACAGACAGAGCTTGTGGGTTGTACGCTTTGCCACGAAAAGTAATCACGCCATCATTTTTGTCGTGATTGTGTCCATGAAAGCGTAAAATGCCCGCTCCAAGACGGCTTGCGTCAAGCTCAAAGAGCGTAATTAGCCCATCTACCGTGGGTTTTTGTATGTCTGTGTTAAAACTCATGGCAATCTCATTTGATTAATCTGCCCAAATGCCTGCATAACGCTAAGCACTTAGGCTATTACTTCCCAGTTTAACTAGTAAGTTAAACTTACCTTAGCTTACTTATCTTGTTCAGCCTGTTCAGCCCCATCATCTGCCTTGTCTGTGGCTTCACTGGCAAGGGCAGCACGCACCCCATAACGGTCATTTTTATAAGATAGGCTAAATTCGGTGACCGTTTGGCTGTTGTCCCAGCCTTGTAATTGGCGTAACTGGTTAGATGCCCATGCCAAAAGGTCAGCACGAAACACTGTGGTGCGATTGCGTTTTAGCACGCCGTTGTTAGGCTCGCCGTTCGCCACTTCAAAGCCATCATCATCAGGGTAGTAAGTAATCTCAATAGTTGTGGCTTTATCGCCATGATGGTTTTTCCAGTAATCCACCTGTGCGATAAAGCTCTGTAATACCTGTGCCTCGGTGCGTGATAGTTCGGTTAGAGTTGGTTCACTCATTTTTTTGCTCCTAAAAAAGCCCTTGTCAAGGGCTGTGGGTATGTCGCCGACATTAATGTCGGCGAGTTAAAAAACCGCTCATCAGATGATGGGCGGTTTGGGTTAAAAAACCTGTTCAAATTTTAGGCTAATTTCCCAAAAGTTACCTTTTTTCTGACTGATTTCATAATTTTCACAGACATATTTTTTGGTTTGCCCATGTGGGTTTGTCCACAAAAACGGTATCACGCCTTTGTGTTCATCAAGAAAGTTTTTGATGGGCAAGATAACCGTTTGCCAGTCGCCTGTTTTTGACCCTGACCAATCGGTACGCTGATTGTTAATGCCATGACTGACACGCTGGGCATAGCCGTCGCCAAATTGAGTTTTACTAACAGCATGGTGAACACTGGCGGACGCTCCCATGTTCATTTTCCAAGTGAAGGTTTTTAAGCTCATAAATATCCCATTAAAAAGCCCCATCATAAGATAGGGCTTAAAGTTTATTCAGGTTTCTCAAAATCTTTTCTATGTTCTGTAAAGACTTTTTCTATTAGTTTGTTTTCTCTGTCGTTCCTTGATTGGCTTATGAGATAATCTTGTATCTGTTGGTTTTGTGCCAAATAATCATCCAAATCAATAATATTCTTGTCCGCTAAATATTTAACAAGACTAGATACCAATAGTTGATTGGCAAAACCAACATCAAGTGATACTTCTGTCATGTTTGTAACGATTACTTCTAAATCATCTTTGTTCATGCTAACCTCCTAGCAATTAAACCATTTTGCCTAGTTTCTTCTCGGACAACCTTTTGAGCTTCGGTACGCCCAATCTGTTTCATCATTTTACCGATAGTTACCATCATATCACCATTTGGCATGTGTTGTACATCGGTCTTTTCGCCTGAATAGTTATTGATAACAACATTCACAGGGCGGCCGCCTGTGCCGATTTTATCAAGCTTGTCATCCAAGGCTTTGGCAGTATGCCGTGGTAGCACTCGCTCGCCTTTTTCAAGATTCCAAGTACCTGATTTTGGCACGCTCATGATGCCGTCGTGGGCTTGACCGACGGGCATGACGACGGATTTGATATTGCTGACAATGCTTGCTACTTGACTTGCGACAGTTGCCATCATGCCAAGGTTGGCTGGAAATGGTCCGGATGCCGAAGCATTAGCAAGCGCTGTCTGAATGGCCATAATAGATCGAGCGATAGCAAAACCTTTCTCAATCGCAAACATAGCTCGATATGCTTTAGACTGTTCGCCCAGGCTATCTTTAGTTATTGACGCTAAGGAAGCAAACATACTCTCCCCGTCATTGATAACCATCTGATTTCTAGCAGTCAGGTAAGCTTCTTCGATTTTTAAGCGTTCGGCAATGCCCCATTCTTTGATCTTGATTCGCTCTTCTTCAGTCAAGCGTTCATTTTGTAGCATCTGATCGACACCAGCACGCAAAATGGCATGTCGTGACTGTCGCTCCTTGTCTAGCTCATCATATAGACTTGTCTGCTCGGATAGACCGATTGCATCGCTGATCAAGCTTTGAGCATGACCAATATCAAGCCCAGTTTTCATCTGCGTCGCATATTCAGACAATATCAGTATCTGCTCTTTTAGATTGTCTGTTTGTTGTTCAACATCAGATTTTGATTCCTTTACAAGCTGATTATATTTTTCCTGGACTGCGTTGCGCATTTGTGCAGCTTCTAGCTGTTTGGCGGTTGTTTTGACAAGCTCATATTCAGCCTCATATCCGTTTTCTATTAAATACTGATATTGCTTGATAGTTCTGGCAGTCTGCTGACCGATTTCGGCAAGCTGTCTATCAAGGCCATCAGGTATTGACAGAAGACTAAATTCATCTTTGGCATCTTTGATAGTTTTTAGCATCTCGATCGACGCTTTTGTCGCTTCATAATTCGCTAAAGAATTTAAGACGATAGATTTGTTTTCATCAATTGCCAAAGATAGAGAGTTGTTGGCATCATTAATGTCATAGAGCATCTCAAGATACTTGCTACCATTGGACAGTGCCAAAGATATCTCTTTGTTATGCTCTCGCTGCATATTGTCAAAAAAAGATCCTGCCTTATTCCGATCAAGTCTGCGAGCCTCATCTCTAAGAGCATTTAACGCTTGTTCTGAAAGCCCTGATGTGACACCGTCGATAGTGACATTAAATTTACCAGAATTAATATCACGCTCAAGTTTTGCTAATTCGGATACAAACGGCTGCTCAAGCTCCCAATTGGACTGCTGTAAATCTGCCATCGTTTCATCAAACAGCTTCTCAAGTGCTTCACTAAGCTCGGATGCTGCATCTTTGACTTTCTTACCAGATTTACTAGCATCATCAGCGGCTTTTTTGGCAGCACTGCCCACGCCGCCATAGCTGCTTGCCAAACCAGAGTTGCTTTGGGCGGCTTGACGTGCTGCAACTGTTTGATCAGCCAATGCTGTGACATAATTATATGCTGAATGAGTATTGCTATCTGTAATGCTTGCTACGACGCCAAAATCGACAGCGTTATATTGCGCACGCCCAAGGTTTACTTTGCCGATCAGTGGCAAGCGACTCTCCATGCCCAAAAATGCGGCGACGGCGTTGGCTTTTTCGCTCAGCCAGTCGATTTTTCTAGTCATATCATTGATCATGAATTCGATCGTTGATACAAACGCATTGCCGATTCCGATGAAGATATTTTGTGTTACTTTGCCAAGCTGTACAAAATTATGCAGGGCATTTTTTGCTCCAGATTTGGCGGCGGCGTTAATCAAATCAAAGGTTTTGGCGGCAACTTGTAGCATACCCACAAAGCCGCCATGGCTGGTCGCAAAGAAATTAGAAAATGCCCCCGTGCTGCCCTTTGTGGTATCGCCCACTTTGGCAAGCATATTATCAGCAAAGGCAGATACAGTATCCCACGCCATTGAAAACCCATCACCGACAAACACGATGAAATCTTTTGCCATTAGTGTTGTTACGCTAAAAGCATCAGATAAGCTTTCAAGTGCGCCGGTCATGCCGTGTGTGCTGACCACCACTGCTGATAGCACAGCTGCCAGCGTCATGAGCGGATGTACTTTGATGATCCGCCCAAGTGCCATCATACCGCCGCCAACTTTAGATACAGCATTGGCGGTCAATATAGCAGCACCTGCAACGGCGCGTTGGGCTGCAGTGGCGACGCTCATGGCGCGTGCTTGGGCAAGCAGGGCGGCGGTATTACTGCGTACAGCGACGACAGATTGCTTAGTCAGATCAATATAATGCGCTTTGGTCAGTCTCAAAAGCATAAGCCGAGTTTGTAGCGTATTATATGCTTGGGCTTGTCCCTGCACTGTAAACGCATTGACTGCAGCTGCTTTAGTTGCTGCCACTTGAGCGCCAACAAATGCTGTAAAACCAGTGACCAATGCTGAATTTTTGATTAATAAGCCGCCCCATACGACACCCGCGGCACCAGCTGCGATAGACAGCGAGGCTAGGTTTTCACCGACCCACTTGACTGACTCTGCCAGTGTCGTTGTGAGTGCTGAATTTTCATTCATGATCTCATTGACGATGCTTTTATAGTTGTTTTTGACAACATTCATCGCGCCAGAGACAGTAATTGGCATCTGCGCAAGCTTTTTGTCAAGCTCAGTGCTGGCACCAGCCACGGCGGAGTAAATTACTTCGGCCGTGATTTTACCCTTGGCTGCCATATCCTTGAGCTCGGCAGTGGTTGCTCCAAGCTCACTTTTTAACAGTGCCAAAATGGCAGGTGCTTGAGACGCAACCGAGTTAAACTCCTGCCCCTTTAAAGCACCCATATTTAGGGCTTGGGCAAGCTGCACCAAAGCGGCTTGTTGTGACGCAGCAGATCCGCCGCCCACCGCCATTGCTTTGGTGATGTTCTCAGTAAAAAGTAGTACATCCTGCTGAGATTTACCAAGCTCGTCCAGTGCCGCTTTTGATGATCCGTAAAGCTCGATCGTTGAGCCAATGCTGGTTAAATTGTCATTTGAGATGGTTTTGAGCTGCAATAGAACATCTTTGTACTCTTGATGGCTTTGCGTGTTGAGACGCACAACATTGGTCATCGTTCGCATCTCGTCAGCAGTACGGATCACGCTACTGACGGCTGCCGCCGCCCCAAATCCTGCCAAGGCTGATTTGACATAGCCTGCCATTGACTGGGCACTTGTCTTGATAGACTCAAATTCGCGCTTGGTATCGCTAGATGCTTTTTTAATATCTCTTTGGTATCTTGCCGTGTCAGCATGTAGCAAGATTTGCAAGCGCTCTAATACTTGTGACATTTTACTCTCCGCAAGATTTTGACAGGTGGCGAATCAGCATGCTCATTTGTGCATCAAGCTTGGCTTTTTTGCGTGCTTTTTCATATGCTTGGCGCTGATCATCGGTCATGGGATTAGGATCAATGGGCAGATAGTCGCTGATCGTCTTACCCTTGCTGCCGATGAGCACCGAAAGAATATGCGCAGTTTGAAGATCGTGACGGTAGCCGCCGATCGGATCGAGCCTGTCATACGCCATCCATTCAATAAATTCAGCGTAACTGATGCTCTGTTCCAGCTCTTGAATTGTGCGACCCAAGTGTGCCGACAATTTAAATAAAAATCGGCGCATTGGGTCTTTGATTAGTTTTTTTCGGCTTGCTCAACAGTTTTTGGGCGACTGCCGAATGTCATCTCAACCACTGCTTCATTGACCTTTCTAAAAATTGCATACGGCAGACCTGACAAGGCTTCAATATCATCTTGGGTGAATAAAAGCTTGCCTTTTTCATCACAAACATGATAAATAAAAGTGAGGATATGCGGGGTTATGTTGTATTTGCTATCAGCTTGGGCGTCAGCATCATCACTGGTCTGCTCTGCAATTGATTTTTCGTATTCAAGACGCTCCGCCAGCGGCAGTGATTTGATGTACACTTCACCCTCAAGCTCTGGTATCTCAAGCTTGACAAGTGAGGGTTTTTTGGCAATGTTTAAGATGTTATTGCGTAAAGTCATGTTTAAATTCCATTAAAAAACCCTGCAATATGCAGGGTTTGGTTAGACAAATTTAGGCGGTTGGGTTAGAGGTGATGCGCTTGATGTCACCGGTGTATGTCATTGTGCCGTTGACACGCATTTTTTGCTTGACATCTGACGCATCATAAGTAAATTTACTGATCTTGCACTCAAATTCAAAACCTTTGACGCGCTTATCAATAAAATGAATTTGAGATTTGACCACAGATCCGTCATCTTTTGCTTTTTCAAGTGCAACATGCACAGGATCGCTTGGGTTGAAGACAATTTCAAATTCAACGGCATCTGATTCGGTGTAATTCACGACATCAAACTGCGGATTGGTTGCGTCTGTAGTCGTGATTTCATCAGTGACTTTTGATGTGTCGGGGATTGGCAAGCTCTGCAATCCATTTACTTTCTTGTAGTTTTCGCCCTCGTCGGTCGACACTTTCCAGATAAAATGGCTATCGGTGTAGCCGGTTTCGGTATCGCTCATGGCTTTCTCCGTTCAAAAAAGCCCCGTTATGGGGCGGTTGGTAAAATTTGGTTTTTGCTCCAAAACTCACACTCAAACATCATGCGATACAATCCATCGTCGACAGATTGATTGCTTGTGCCAAATACTTTGAGTGAAATTTTATTTTGTAATGCACTGATGACTTGATTGTATAGTGACAACAGCGCATCATAGTCGCTGTGATAAATATCTATCTGTACTCGTACCCATTCGTCGCCACTGATGCCGTCCAAGGTTTGCACTGGCACTGACGATACGGGTGTATACACCAAATAAGGTACTGATAGTGAGTCGCTTTCTGGTACAAACAGGGGGTAAGCCTTGCCATCTACGATCTGTGACAAGGTTTGGTAAATAATTTCGCTTGCGTTCATGATTGGCCCAATAAAAAGCCGCTATCTTGAGCGGCTTTTATGTAGAAAGAAATTGGATTATACGCTTTTGATGCAACTGAAGCTTTATTTATAATGGGTAGCTTAAAAACAAAACCCAATCTTTAAAGACTGGGTTTTTTATTACAGTCCTAAAATTCGCACTTTTTGAGCAGCAAATTCTTCATCAGTCAAAATACCTTTCTCTTTAAGCGCAGCCAACCTTTCAAGCTGGGCGATGATTTCATCATCTGCTGGCACAGTTGTAGCAACTGATGCAGGATCAGTAGTAGGCTCTGGCTTAACATCATCAGAAATCTTGGCTCGCACATATTCAGCAAAACCACGAACAAAATTTTTATCTACATTCTTAATGTCCGCACGATTACCTGATGCAAAAATGGTTACTTTACCCATCAGCATGCCCGTTTCGTATTGGATAGATGAGATGCTTTTTAAGGGGAAGTCCTCTACTTTTAAACTCATCAAGCCTTTATGTACAAAAATAAGACGGCTATTGGTACAAACCAAAATACCGTTTCCGTTTTTGTATAACCCTTGAATAACCATTTCTGGCAATTCATTTTCCCACAAAATGCTTGGCAGTTCTTTAATTTCAGCTTTTCCTAGCCAATTAATACCTGCATCCTTATTTTGCAAAGCAGCTTGAACTTCTTCTAATGACGGCATGTAATTCTCCTTGTCGTATTTTAAATAACTCAAAATAGGTGATGTGCATCACCTATGGATTTCATTGAGTAACTTTCATCAAAAAACCATTTTCGTCAAACTCGCATAACGCACGGCTTCTGATAGTTGCACCAAAGCCATTTGTTGCATAATAATACAGCTCCAAGCCAGGTTTACCATTTATCTCGACTTGCTTTGTTGCGCCATAGTCGATATCCATTGACTTCGGATTGTGCAGATTTGGCTCAATGACGGCGGAGCAAGCTATAATCATTCCTGATTTTGACAACCTTTCTTCTTTGGCTTTTTCGGCTTTCTTAGCAGCCTTTTTAGCATCCTTCTCGGCTTTTTGGGTAGCTTTTAAGCGCTCTTTTTCAGCTTTCTCTTGGGCTTCTTGAGCTTCTTCGATTGCTGCCTGCTGTTGAGATTCTGCCTTTTTCTTATTAATATAAGATGTCGAATGAATTACCCCAAAAATCAGGGCGATCCAAATCACAGGGTAAATGATCCCAATTTTAAGGCGACTATCTCCATTGGGTTTAATCATCTTATAGATAAAACGAAATGGCAGATATAGAAAAGCAAGAAAGCCGCCGATCACAATCACTAAAAATTCAAGAAAGCCCCACATTTTACACCCTTATTTTTTGACTTAAAACAGGGTATAAGATAATAAATTTTTTTAATGAAAGCAACCTTACTAACACAATTTATCTTAAAGAAATTTAATAATCTATCATACTTCAAAATAAGTCACTCTGGCAACCAAGTTGATACATTCAGTGCTTTATCAATATTGCTTTTTAGCTTTTTGGCAAAAATCTCAACTGATTTTTCTTTGTTCTCATCAAATGCCGGTCTAATAAATGGCGTAGCTGGCATTTTTCTGGTGCCATACTCAATAAAGTGCCAGTATCTTGGGTAAAGTTTTTGTTTTGTGCCTTTACCGATATAGATACCAATTGCGGCACCTTGTTTGATCGCTGTGTATTCTTTGCGTTTTAAGCGCCTCCTTCGAATTGCAGATTTAAGCAGTCCTGGCTCTACTTTGACATATCCTGATTTACCGTATGCCATCTTGTGCGGCTCTGGTGCTAATGCTGCACGCTCTTTGGCAGTCTTGACCATCGGTGTTGCTGCAGCATTGAGCGCGCTGTATAGTGCTTTACCAGAAGTGGCATTATCAAGATTTGCAAGCTTCTTTTCAAGCTCTTTTAGACCTTTTATTTTAATTCTTCCGATCATCAGCCACCCCCTTTAACATCAAGGTCAGATACTCTTTACCACTTTTGTTATCAGCCAACGGTTCGCCAACTATCTCATACATTCGCCCAGCATACTGAACACGCATGGTGTGATCAATATCCGTGCGATAGCGGATTATCGCTCGTGCGGTGATGTCGGTACCAGCGGCTTGACCAGTGATGACATCTTTGACCGATAGCGGTGTGAATTGTGCGGATAGCGTCAGAATATGCGCCCATTTGCTCGTGACTGCACCGGTGGCGGATCGGCTGATCGTTTTTTGATGCACTTTGATACTGTACCGTAGCTGTGATGCTCTCATCTCACCCCCTAGACCGTCGGTGTCCGATATGGCGACAGCATTTGGCGGACAGGGGCAGGTAAAAAGTTGCCAAATTCTGCCCCGTTCTCGCTGTTTCGGTTGTCATCAAGATAACCGACCAGCAAAAGCGTGGCAACTTTTAGAGCAGGCAGCATGTCATCGCTGATCTCATCTGTGATGTAGTTTTTGACCGCTGTTTGTGCTGATTGTAAATAGATTTGTAAAATCTCATCGCTGTCATCATCGTCATAACGCAAATGGTGCTTAACCTCGTCAAGGGTGGCAAATTGGCTCATGATTTATCCTTGTCAATGGTGGCATACACTCGGTAGCGTGGCTTGACCGCTTTGGCGGTTTTCTTCGGCTCGCTTGGCGTAGGTGCATTGCCAAAAGGGTCGGCACTGTTGTCTCTTTTTGCCAACGCCTCTAAACTGTAATTTTGCTGCTGCATGAGCGGCGACTCACCGCCCACAACAGGCGGTAGCCCAAGCGTGGCACGGGCTTCATTAGGACTAAAAATACCGCTCATCGTGCCTTCTTTGAGATACGCCATTTGGCTTGTGCTGTCCATTCGGATAAGTGGGGACAAATCCGCCTCACACTCCACGCCTTTTTCAAGGTCAAGATGTTCATCAAGCAAGTTTTCAATCGCCTCGATGTAGTGTTGCAGACAGTCGCTATAATAAATCTCGTTCAAGTCCGACACCTTTTGTCCTGCCTTAATCTCGCCCATACCGACCTTAAAGGCAGGAACATGAAACACCGAGCAGACGGTCTCACCACTCATTTTAAGCTGCTCAAGGGCTTGGCTGTCGCTTGCACTCATGGCAATGGGTTCGTATTTTGCCCCAGAGCCAAGCACCGCAATACCGCCACGATCAACCCCTGCATAGTTTTTTTGCCAGTCGGATTTGACCTTTTTGGCGTTCTCTTTGCTAATGTCTGATGGCACAGATAAAATCCCACTTGGGCGAGAATTGTTACCAAAGAGCGTGGCGGAGGTATGCTGAATGGACAGCCCCAAGCCTACACTAATTGCACATGCTGTCAAAGGCGATAAACCAACAAGCGGATGATAAAAGCAGTTCATGCGGTCGTGTATCACCTCAGACGCTGGCACAGTGGTATCGGTTAAGCCGTATAATTTATCGGTGCTGATTTGATAAAATACCTCGCCATCATCTGATACCAAAACCTTAACACGGTCAGGATTTAGTACATACATCTGCCAAAGGCCGCCAAAAATATCTCGCTGTTTTAAGACATACGCATTACCACGCAAGAGTTTAGAGCTTACCCAACTTTCAATAAACTGCTGCCAGCTTTGATGCCTATTTGGTTTTTTTAAAATGGCGTGGGTGCGTGATTTGGTCGGTAAAAGCACGCCATTTTGAGGTGATTTGGTCTTAATTTTAAGTTTGCCAATATCGGTGGCAATCAGGCTCACACACGCAAACACCGCATGAAAATGGGTCAAATCGGTGCGTTTTAGCTCATCGTTTTTTTGCCACGCCCCTGTGTAGGGTTCAGAAATGATGGGAAACCAGCCACTACCTGCCCCACCTACCGACTTTTTACGGAATAAATCAAAAAAGCCCATTATGACAAATCCAATTCGCTATTTTCGGTGGTTGTTTTGGTTTTGCGTTTGGGTTTGTCTGCTTTGGATTGGCTGGGAGCAGGCTTAGCAATGCCCAAAATGATAAGTATTCTTGCCTGTGGCTCTGGCACATCGTGCGTCTCGCCCACCGCCCCTGTCGGTGCGTCTTTTAAATATGTGATTTGCATGAAATCTCCTAAAATAAAGCCCCATTTTTATTCATGGGGCTTCATCAAATAAGGCTTTATCTGACTAACCTGTGTATTTAATATACCCCACGGCTTTGGTCATGCGTGGTTTCCAACGGATAAAGCGTTCAGCACGGATGGCAGTTAAGTTGTTTTGGAACAGATTGACCATTTTCGGGGCTTCGTCTGTTCCCATGTTGATGGTCGCCTCGGTTGAGACGCTAAAATCAATGCCCCCATCATCTGCCAGTAGGATTTGATTTGGAATGATAAGCACAATCTTATCTGCCAAATACCCGCAGGTCAGTACAGGCAGACCTTTGAGCGAACGGCTACCCACAAGGCTCATGCCCTCAAAGTAGGTGCGACCCAGTGCATCACGCATACCAGACAACTGCATGGCACGGGTCTCACTCATCGCCCATACCGCCCCTTCTAAACTAAACCCTGCATCCACCACTTTGGCGATGAGCGTTTGTAAATCAGCGTCATATTTATCAGCACTAACGCCTGTTGAAACCACGGCATTGACACCGTGCAAGATGGACGCTGGCGATTCGGCGGCTTCTGCTTTATCAGGGTCAAAAAACTGCTGATCAATAAACTGAGCCACCGTTGCCACCAAATCATCACGCACCAGCTGGTCAGCTTTGGGATTAGAAAAACGGATAAGCTCATCTGACAAAAGCACAATGCCTGCGATTTTGGCGTGTCCTAGCGTCATCGAGCCAAACTCAGGATTGCCCACAGGCTTCATCTTGCCCTCACCTACCCAGCCAACCGAGCCGCTTGCGGTTTGCATTGGGATTTTGACATTAAATGGCACTTGTCGCATTAGAGGAGCGATTTTATCCACAACAGTTTTTTGGCGGACAAGCTCAATAAACTCCCCCGTTAAATTGGCATAATCAATGAGTTCTTTGCCAAATTTATCATCAGTTGTTGTGCCGATGACCGCCTTTTGAGTGGCGGCACGGATGACGCTGTCAGGGGCATTCCAACCTTGAAGCACTTCACGGGTGGTAACACCGCCTTTTGATTTGGTGGCAATGGCGGACGCTTTGACCAGTAGTGAAAAGCCAATACCTTTGTCCAGATTGTCTTTGACCGTGGCTGGTGACTTGGTCGATTCAGGTTCAGGGATTGGCGTGCCTACGGCGGATGCTTCAGCCTGCTCAGGGTTTTGGCCAGCAACTTGGGTTGCGCTGCTTGCCATCTGCTCAGCTTTGATCAGCGTATTTAAGCGCTGAGCATTTTTTTCTAGTTTTTCAATGTCATCTTCGCAAGCTTTGATTTGCGCTTCTTCGTCATCGTTGACGGTGCGGTTATCTTTCGCTGCTTTGGTCATTGCATCGCCGATCTGCTTTTGCTTGATAGCGATGGTGGCTTTGACTTTTGCTAATTGCTCTTGAAAGTTCATAGTAATATAACTCCTTGGGTTGATGTAAGTGTGACTGCTCCATTGTTGGCGATTGGTTTGGGTTGGTGGGTTTTGGTTACTTGGGTTGGATTGATGGGTTTTGGCTGGTCATTAAACGCCGCTTTGATTTGCTTAATACCGGTGATCATGGCGTCTGGATTAGCTGGGATGGTGACGACTGATAGCTCATACCACTCCCATTCTTTGATGTGAAGACCCCATGAATTTTCGATATAATTGTATTCTTTGACTTTAAAGCCGACCGATAAGCACTTAACCAGGCCGGATTTGATCGCGTGCCAAGCTTCGTCAATGCGGTCTTTAAGTTTTCCTTTTTCGGCGATTTTTGCGATTTTGGCGATAATCTCAATGCCTTTTTCAGTAACTGTGGCTTCAATCACTTCGCCGATCGGCTGATTGTGATTGTGTTGCCAAAGCAGTGGGATTGGTAGTGCAAATTTGACGCCATCGGTCTCTAGCACGTCATCATCTCGATCAGGGCTTGGCGTAGTTGCGATACCAGTGATGATGCGGTCATCATCGGTGTCAGTTACCGATTTGATTTGTAGGGTTGAGTAGGCTTTAGTCATTTTGATTCCTAATAATTTCCCTTGCGTGCAAGCAGAGACAAGGGATTAAAAGTAAATACCGATATCATCGGCAGATTTGGGCGGTGCAGGGTTTTGGCTCATCAAGGCAACGGCGTTTAGCATGGCAATCACAGGGTCAATCTTACCGTTACCACTCTCAGACTTGCTCATACTTACCCCAGAGCCTGACAGCTTGACCCGTGCATTGCCTACGCACCACGCCATTAGGGGCTGATTTGCGTGCGTCAAATCACCGCTGGCGATTTTGCGTTCACACACTTTTTGATAACCACCTAATTTCCAACCTTGCGACACACCTGTGATATGCGTGTCTTTGGGAATACCGATGGATTCTAGGGCGATGACAATATCGTCCGCCCCAGCAGGGTCAAGACCGATTTTATCCAGTTTGCCACTGTCATAGACTTTTTTGGCAATGTCAGCAAATTCTGCCACATCATCGCCCACATTATCCACGATAACAAGGTCGCCATCGGTTTCAAAATCACGATAGCGTGGTTCGTCCTGTTTTCGTCGCTCTAAGGCGATGGGATGACACCACGCTTTGACCCACACCCACCACTGTTTGACTTCATGGCGGACATTGTTATCGTCTGTGTAGATGTATTTTGGGGTTGGCAAGCGTCCAACGACCGCACAGCCTAACAAATCATCAAGACCACCGCCATCACCGCCCATGGTGATGACCTCACTTTTTTCAATGAGCTCATCAAGGCTAAACGCTCGCCCTGCCCCCTCCCAAAACTCCGCTCCTGCCCAGCGGTTAGCTCTAAGCGATATGCCAATTTCTACATTTAAATGCTTGGCAAGGGCAGTTTGCAAGGTGTTTTTGTCATGCGACTCTTTGGCTCGTTTTAGCGTATCGGTGAGATAATCCATGTCCACACTTGCCCCCAAATTGGGGTTGGTGATGTACCAATTTTCAGGCTTGACATAATCGCCACTGTCAATATAAGCCTGCGGAAATTCATAAATCACGGGCAAAAATCGCAAATCCTCAATCTGCCCATCTCGCACCGAGCGAGCATAATCCAGCTTTTCTTTAAAAATCCCAGCGGGTGCTTCATCGCTCATCGTGGACAAATAGATGACAAAGCCCTCAGGGCGAGATGCAAGCCCCCCGATGGCTTCTTGGAGCATGGCGGCCGCCCCAGAGCGTTTGCCAAATACCCACAGCTCATCAACCAGCACATACGCCCCCTTGACCCCTGCCAAACTGTTGGACTCAGCGGCGATGACCTTCAAACTTGCCCCTGTAAATCGATGGGTGATGGTTTTGGTGTGGGCTGAGACATTAAAAAGAGCAGATAATTCGCTATCTACTCGTATCATGTCTTGCATGGGCGAAAATGAGTTATTGGCAACCTCCTTGGTTGGGGCGACGATGACAAGCTCACAGCTTTGGCGTTCGTTTAAAATCAAAGCGGTCAGCATGATGCCAGCGGCTAGGGTGGATTTTGAGTTTTTTTTACTGATTAAAAGAAAAAACTCTTTAATCAAGCGTTTCTTGTCCGTGGGGTCATACGCCCCAAAAATGATGGCCACAAAGTCAAACACCCACGCTTTACTCACCGCCCCAATCTTTGGGCAACCGATGACATCAACCAGTGCCAGCTCTTTAAACACACGCAAAGCAATGTCGCTCATCGTGGTAAACAGCGGTTTACATGGGATAAGGGACTCGCCCTTGACGATACGCTCTTGCCAATTAGGTAGAGCGGTTGTCCATGTTGGTACTAAGTTTTTGTTCATATTTGCTAACATGCTCTTGTAAAAATAGGTAAAATGTTTTTATGTGGGCAGCGGCAAAACAAGATAAAATCTTTCTCTTTTCGTCAGCCTGATGGCGAGCAACTTTAAAAATCAGCGATTGGGCTTTTTCGGTCAATTTCTCATCATTTAAATAAGCACGACGAGCATAAAATACCGCCTTTTTCAGGTCGGTTAATTCATCACCCTTTAATCCTGCTCGGTGCAAATATTTATAACAATTACCCAAACAAAACGGCAACAGCTCAGCAATGTCAATACACTCAATGCCACTTGGGCAAGATGTGTAATGTGCTGGGTGGTTAATCAAATCATCACTCATCATTCAACCTTATGTCCTTTGGTAAAAAACAAAACTCTTTGATAAAATCATCATACCGCATGATTTTACATTCACCGTCAATCACTGGATAAACAAAACCCTGACCATCGGCAGGGTTATTTAATTCGGCGGTGTCGCAAGCATCATTCATGTATTTCATTGCAACAGCTCACTGCCGAACATATCCGCCTGATTTGACAGTGTGGCAAATCGCCCATTTTCACTTTTATTTTTTGCATTATCCAACTCATCTTCCTTTTTGCCTGTCTGAGCCAGTTTATGCTCAGTGTACGGCAACAGGGCAATGGCGGCGTTAATGCGTTCTTTTGGCGTGTACAGACCATCAGTGTTATTAAAAACAGCGGTCAAAAACCCCAAAGGCGTTTCGTATTTTGGGGTATTTGGTGCGTCTGGCACTGTGGCAGTCGGCTCGTCTTGACTGTTTTGATTGTTTTGCCCAAGTCCGTTTTGTACTTTTTGTAACTCAGCGATATGGGCTTGCACATTCTCACGCTTTGCCATATCCGCCACAAACTTTCGGGCAGACTCAAAGTTTTTACAGCCTGCTTTTAGGGCCGCTGCATGAAAGTCCATGCCATTTGCCACATGCTCAGCGTACGCTTTCTGCTTTTGGGTGATTGCCATGTTTGAAACCTTTCTATATTCTTTATAATGTAATTTTATGTAACTTTTATTACTGCGTTCATTGGCGGAGAAACGGAGATTTTTTCCCAAATTAAATTTTTTTTATAAACGAGAGGGGGCGTGGTGTCCGCACGCTTAGCCAAAAAATTGTTGCACACCCCCCGCCTTGCTTTCGCTTTGTGTCTTAATCTTATGGCATTGGTGGCATAAGATTTGTAGGTTTGTTTTGTCATCAGTGCCACCGACCGCCTTGTTGACGATGTGGTCAAGCTCTAAGCGGCCGCCAACACGACCGCACAACTGGCAGGTGTGGTTATCACGAGCCAAAATCTCATCACGAAGTTTACGCCAGCTGCGACCGCCACGACCCTTGCCCCAGTTACGCTTAGATTGGTGGGATGTGAGCGGCTTAAGTCTTGGCTGTAAGCCGGATAATTTGTACTTAGCCATTTTAAACCGCCAATAAAAAAGCCCTGTGCAAACATTGTCTGCAAAGAGCTTAGTGATAATCATAAGAAAACCGCCGGTATCTATACCAAGCGGCTACTATAGCAAAACTATACAATATTTTGGTCTAATTTGTCAATAACTAATTTAACCGTTCAGAATATTTGAGATTTTACTTTGATTCTGACACTGTGTGCTATCGCAATGATGTGATCAATAATATCTTTACATGCGTCATTCATACCATGGGTGCGCCATGTTTGTCTTGAGATACCAGAACAGGTAGCGCGTTCACGTTCAGAAAATGGATACTGATTTGGGTCATTGGATGGGCATGGATAAGTAAGCTCAGTTAAAGCAGTTGCAATAATGCGCTGGTGATACTTTTCTGGAATAGATTCAAGATGTGATGACAGTTCTTTGAGAGCGAGGCGCTCCAGTCTTGGGCGTTGACTTAAATCATCATACAAATAATAGCGATAGCATAGATCGGCAAAGCAGCTGATACGAGCAAAGCTTTCAGCAGCAGCTATCAAATGCGGTCTTGGTAATTTAGGCTTGTTCATTATTATTTTCCTTTTTTTAATTTTTTAGCGATTATGCTGATGTGTGAAGGGTTTTGTCAAATATATCAGACCATTAACAAAACCCTTCACATGATTTTATATTACAAGTTATTGAATTTACTAATTATAAAAATATATGTTAAGGGTGTGAAAGGTGTTAAGGGTTATTTTTAATATATAAGATAAAAATTTATTTGATAAAAATTATTTCATATGGGGTTAGAAAAGCACAAAACCTTTCACACCATAAACAAACCCCTTGAAAACATATAATTTTCAAGGGGTTTAAAATGTGAAGGGTTTATTCTTGTGTTAAGAGTTTTGGTTAATCGTGTCTTGGCATATAAAAATTCATTGCTTCTCTAAACTTATTCACCTCATAACCATAAACTTCTTGCCGACTTCTTGCAATGTTGCTTTCGTCAATCGCAGGCAGATTGATAATTAAAGCTGTCGCTTGCACCACTGGATAAGTAAAGCCACCATTTTTATTTGAGCGTCGGTCGATGAAGCGGACAACTTCTTTATGTTCTCGTCGTCCAAGGAATGACATGAATCTTGTCTGTGTCGTTGAGCGTTCGTTATTATAAGTGCACCACTGACGATAAACATCAAAAATATCTTGGCTGGTGCAAGTTTGGTATGGAATGTGCGGTATCATACCACCTTTCCATTGATTATAAAAGCGCTCCCATGATGATCGCGATAACTCAATCAGTTGTTGTTTATCTTCGGTCATCAATCCGTGCGAGTGTGCATTTTGGTCGCCGACATCTTTGCGCATCAAGTAAGTATAAAATGCTCGTAGCATAACTTGATCAGGGTCTTCCAGTGCTTCAGAGACCGCCAGTCTGACATCATTGGGAATGCTATGCTTGGGGTAAATCACAAATGCCCTGCGGTCAGCTTCTTCAGCAGTCAGTGGCTGTTCGTGATTAGACAAGAAAATTGAATTTACAAAGTTATCTTGTCGCCATCCGCTAGTAAACTTTTTGTTGATAAAAACACTTTTGCCAGTTGTGAGCTGCTTAACCATGCCCATTGCACTGTATCGCTCTTTGCCTTCAAATATTTCTTCAAAGACAACATACAGCTTACCATCAATCCAGTCGTTGTATTGACTTTCTAATTGACCTTGACCCAGCGTCAGCATATGATCGCCATAAATACGACCTATAACACGATCAAAAAACAATGATTTACCAGCGCCCTGCACATGGCCATGAAACAATAAAAAAGTATCCATTTTTGTGCCTGGCTTTTGTAGCGGTATCGCCAGCCAATTTAATGCCCAATTGGCATATTCTTGATTGCCGTTGCATAGGTGGGTCAGCAGCTGAATCATTGGCGCACACATTGCTTTGATTTGTGAGTCACTAAAACTGTCATCAAATACAGTAAGCTGCATTCCCTTAAATGTATTGATATACGGCACGCCAAGCTTACCACCACGCTCCTCGGTCGGGTCAAAAAATATATTTGCCGCCTTGACTTTCAGACGATCGGGCGATTTATTCCACATGTCAAATTCATTTGGATACTCAAGGCGCAAGCTTTCAACACTTTGCCTTGTATTTTCGCTAATATTAAACACCTCCTTTGTGCCAGTAATAAAAGCGTAGTTATCAAAAATATAGCCAAAGGCGCGCTTAGCGTTGTCATTACGCTGTGAGTCAATCTCAGTTTGATTGATTGTGCGCTTGTTTGGATGCTCAAGCCACTGCTTTGTTAGCTCATGCCCAAAGCTGCGCTTAAATGCAGTATGGTTATAATCCGTTAGCGTCGGCTCATGATAAATTTTGTTCGTCATCGTGCCTTTGCGATCATTGATGATCTGTGCACATTCTTTGAGCAATACATCAAGCGTAATTTCTGGCGCTTGGGTTGTAATAATACGCTGATGATTAATCGCATGTAAAAGCTGAGCTTTAAGTACTTCAACGCCGCGATATAATGCCAAGTCATTATAGTCAGTCAATGAGCCATCGGCGATACGCGCTTTGGCGTCATCATCTGACCCAAAATCAGGACTGATATATTCGCTTTGCGTTGCCAATGCTGCATTGTATGCCGCTTGAATACCTGGATTTTTACCATCTGTAGATCGTGCTGCAGTTTCAGCATCGTCATCAGCTGCAAAAATAATTCTATGATGTGGGTATAATGCAGTTACAATGGACGCACATTTAACCAAATTATCTGCATCAAATGTGACGATAACAGCATGCGCACCATCTAGCGACTCATAGATGCTTGCGCCAGTGGCGTAGCCCTCAGTCACAAAAATGATGTTAGACTTGGCAATGTCACCAATCGTAAAAAATGCGCCGCTTTTTTGCCCATCTTTTTTGTAACTTTTTTCGCCATTGGCAGAGATGCGCTGGACGCTCGTCAGTGTAATATTGCCTGTTTCGATATTGTGCAAATACAGTGGAATCAGCAAATCGCCATTGCTTTTGATGCGTAGACCATGGGATTTGACCCCTTTTTTTGATAAATACGCATGATTAATACATGGGGCTGCAGCGCTAAATTCTTTTTGTGCATCATATGACGCTTGCTTTTTTAGTTGCTGTTTTTTTAAGTGCTCTTGTTCTTCTCGCTGACCACGTTCGATTGCCCACCGTTTTTTTTGCTCTTCTGAGATTTTGACGGTCGTATCAATGCCCAAAACGCCAGCAATCGCGGCGTGCGCTTCGTAATCGTCAAGATGCAGACATTTTTGTATGAGCTGAATACCATTGCCAGCACCGCATTGACTACAGATATAAGTACCGCGTCCACCCATATCATCGCAGCGAAAGCGGTCTTTACCGCCACACATTGGGCAAGGCTGATGTTGATTTGGCGCTTTGCTAAAATTAATGCCAAGCGCTGAAAAGATGTGATTTGTATAATTGCCAACTGCTGCTTCTCGTATTTGCTCAAAGTCAAGATACGGGCGCGAATTTTGTTGATTTTGTTTTTTTGCTGTCATATAATACCTCTTGTGAATGTCGCAATTTCACACACAAACCCTTAGTAGCCGCTAAGGGTTTTTGCTTTTTTTAACTCTTTGATTTTTGCCAATGATGGATTTAGATCAATGGCTTTAAACTGCCCCTGAGTGACAATTTCAATTTTTAGCGCATTGGATTCTCTTATACCATGCGTGCCATTTAGCCACCCAGTCACTGTGCCTTGACTGACGCCGATCGCTTCAGCCAATTTGGTCTGAGTGCCGAAGTAAGCAATCAAATCTTTGACAATTTCTTTTTGTTTCATACCCAATACTTAAAAAAAATTAAGAATACATCAAATTATAGGTATTCCTTTTTATTTTGTCAATCTTAAAATTAGTTTTCCTGTTTGTCATTTTAAAGGTGTTCCTTTATAATCAAGTAAGAGCCCTGTAAGAATGGTATAAAATATGGAACTTAAAGACAGACTTAGACTGGCCAGAAAAGCCGCTAAACTAAGCCAAGCACAAGTCGCAGAGTCGGTAAAAATATCTCAAGCGACATATAGCGAGCTTGAGCGTGGCATCACAAAGAGCACTGGTAAGATTGTGCAGATCGCGCAGATAATGGGCGTGAATGTGGATTGGCTGGCAACAGGCGAAGGACAGATGCACAGTACTCACCAAGGCACAGAATCTGATAATTTAAAACCTGTCCGTCCAGCACGCTACGCACCGGTGCTTAATTATGTGCAAGCTGGACAGTTTACAGAAGTTTGCGCTGACTGCTATGATGATTATCTTCCAGTGATGGGTAATTACGGGGATGATGATGTGTACTGGCTAGAAATTGAAGGCCGTAGCATGGAAAATGATTTCATGAGTGGCGAGAAGGTGTTGATTAACGCATCGCGCCAACCTTCGCCGGGTAATTTCGTTGTGGCGAGAAAAATGGGTGAAAACTCGGCCACGCTTAAAAAGTACCGACCAAAGGGATTTGATATAAATGGTATGGAATATTGTCACCTTGTACCGTCCAACCCAGAATTTCCGATTATTGATAGTCGTTTCGAGCCATTTGAGATACTTGGCGTAGCTGTTGAGCGTAATCAAAAATTAGTATAAATCAACTCTTAAATTAAAATAACAAGCTCTCTAACCGCCATTTTTGGCGGTTTTTTTTATTCTTTTTAAATTTATTTTCATGTAGAAAAACAACGGTTTAAAGGTATTCTTTTATTATAAATAAAGGAATACTATATTTTATCGTTGACAATATTTACAGGTATTCCTATAATAACCACCATTAAAGACAAAAAAGGTGATTATTATGCTGCAGTTTATCCAAACCACGCTTTTCGGCTTATCAATAGCGACGATCTTATTGTTTTTGGCTGATGGATGGATCGAGCAATCAGAACGCGAAGCGAAAATCATTGCTGATGAATACCGCTCTTGGTATGCCGAGGTGGGCACTGATGACAAGCAATAAAAAGTTGCTAACTATCTGCGATATTTGTGAACGATTGCCAAAAATCAAATTGCGAGCTGAGCACGCACAAAAAATCAGAGATGAGACAGTACAGCATTTGCAAATTTACTTAGCGAGCGTTGAGGGCAATCAGCCCACGCATCTTAGCGTACTTTACGAAGCATATCAAAGTTTGATATGGCTGGCTGATTTTGTGACCTCAACTGAATGCCGCTACGTTCTCCCTACACAAAAACTGTTCATGCACGAAGCAATGGCAACTTGTCTAGCGATGTATGAACAACAAAGCCAAATCTAAGGAGTAGTTATGAGTGATTTAAATCAATGTCAGTTTATCGGTCGCCTCGGCAACGATCCAGAAATTAGCCAATCAAAAAATGGCAAATCTGTCGCTAGATTTTCCATCGCGGTCAGCGAGAAATGGACCGACGATTATGGCAATCGGGTTGAGCGTACCGAGTGGGTGAATATCAGTGCTTTTGGAGGCTTGGCGGATGTCATTGCTAAATATTTGACAAAGGGATCTCAAGTGTTCATTAGCGGTAAGATGCAAACACGAGAGTACACTGACAAAAATGGTATTGAGCGTAAAGCTGTATCAATCATTGCTGACAATATGCAAATGCTTGGCAGTCGTCCACAAAATTCAGGTCAAACCCAAAACTATCAGCAACAGCCAGCACATAACCAAGCGCCACAGCGTACGCAGCAGGCAGCGCCTGGTAGCCACGTCCAACCTTATAACCCACCGGTGCAATATGGCAATCATAGCGCCCCGCCGATACAAGCTCAGTATACCCAAGGGGTTCGCGATGATGATATGCCATTTTAATGATTTGCGTCGCTCAATACCAGAATTTCGGTATGTGATCCACATACATTACATTTACATTGTCAATCATGCGGCACTGGCTACTTATTTAAAATCTCAATGGCCGCTGACTTGGTGCGTTATGGACGGATATCTTAACAGGCTATGAACAGAAAATTAAAACGTGCGCAGACGCTGCACAAACGCCGCAGCGGACAAGCAATGAAAAAGGAGCAAAAGATGTTAATCAGACAAACCCCACTAGCCAAACGCCCGGGCACTCTAAGCAATGAGCAAGTTGAAGCGTGGATGAATGCTAATCCCGATCGCGTACAGCGTCTTGATAACACTGCTTACGATCACAGCATCATCCGGAGCATCAAGACCAAGCCTGAGAAGCGTAAGCAAGTCAAGCGGCTAGATAGCAAAGCGATCAAAGATGCGTTGGTAAAGCAACAACGCCAAACGCCCAAAAAAGCACCAGTCACATGCAGTGCCAGACCCAAAAAGGTGGCAAAGCGGCGCAACGACTGGCTGCAATATCTGCAGTTTATAGGGCGACCGATGAGCAGCCGAGAAGTTAGAGAAATGTTCGGTATCACTAACCCAAGATTTGCGGCTGAGCGCATTAATCAAGATGGTGAATACATTAGCATCACTAAAGAAATGCACAAAAGCCGAAAAACTTTGATTTTTAGAGCAATTAGAGCAATAAATTATGAGAGATAAATAATGAAAGGCTACGAAAAAGGCGAAGTCTGGATCAAGATAAGCACAGGTGACGAAGTAGTGATTGTGCGCACGATAGATAACTATGTTTACTTTTATAGAGTTAAAGAGAATCGCATTGGATATGCAAAATCAGAGACATTTATTATCAACTACTGCCCAAAACGCATAGTTAACGCTGGTGATAACCCAAAACTGCTCTCTTTGGATGTTTTGATTAGTGATTTTATGTCAGCGTTTCTTATGATTCTATGTATCTTATTATTGATAATGGCTAATATTGCCTTGTTTAGATTTTTGATTAATTTTTAGGAGTAAATATGCAAACAACATTTAAAGCGGGTGATTTGGTTTATTACCCAAGTCGCGGAATTGAGATTTACAAGCTACAAGAGAGCAATAGATTAGATTTTCCCCTTGAAATTAAACAAGGGACAACTTGGACGATTTTTCGCAGTGATGGCAAAGCCAACAGCTTGAGCGATATGATCCAACTTTTTCACGCAACCGAGGAAAACTGTTATCTATTGAGCAAGCTATACGGCATTGGGTTTGAAAAACCAAGAACAAGGCAGGTGGTTGAGCATCTATTAAAGACGCATAAGTATGTAGCTTGCTACACAAGCGATTTCGATGAGACGCCGTCACCCGACAGTGTAAAAAACTTTATCACTCACATTCACGACAGTGCAACCCTGCCATTTGTAGACGATGAGTGCAATATGTGGCGATATGCTGTACCGTTTGATATCAAGACTGGGGAAGTCATTACGGAGATTGAAGAATGATGAAAAAATACACAGATGGTACAAGAGTTGTAGAAGCGCGTCCCATGCTAGACACTGAATACTTTAGGGATTTTGATGGCGACCCAAACTATCAAAACAGCGAACCTAAAACGGGTATGTTTGTTGTTTTTGAGAACAATGGATTGCGTATGAGTTACGCCTTTTACCCAAGCCAAGAGAAGTTTTTTGAAAAATTCAGCGAGATTAAAGAATGAACAAATACTGCATTGAAATCTTGGCAAGTGCACCGCCCAGAGTGTACATCGGTGACAATGTAGCTGGCGGTAAAGTCGTTGCTATTAAGTCGGATGACCCAGAGCTTGTCAGTACAACATGGCTATCTGAAAAATTTGGACTATCAAAGTCTTTGATTATCCGAAAGCTGCGACCAATCTCGCAAGGCAACGGCAAGTTTCTTTACCCAAGAGATGCGGCGGTACAAATGCTAGAAGATGACAAAGTCAAACGGGGCAGACCACGCAAAAACTAAAAAAGGGGCTTGATAGCCCCTTTTTTATTTATTGGAAATAGGCGACAAGCTCATCAATTGTCGGATTATAATACACATTAATCAGCGTCTTAATATCTTTATGCCCTGTCACCTTCGCCAGTTTTTCAACTGGCATCTTGAGATTTTGCACAAATCGGCTAATTGCTTCGTGACGCGTATCATGGAAACCAAGGTCTGATACGCCTGATTTGCTTTTTAAGCGTCGCCACGCACTGACAAACGCTTCTTTGCTCATGGGTATCAGATACTCGTTATCGTGCGTTATTTGTGCTAATAACGCCCTTGCACGCGGTGAAAGCGGTACATGTCTGCTCTCACCGTTTTTGGTCTCAGGCAGTGTGATATAATTATCTTTGATATGCGAGCGTTTGATATTTAAAATCTCACCACGGCGCATAGCGGTCTCAATCGCGAACAAAAACGCCCAAGCGGTATAATGACCTGACTGGCTTGGCGGCGTGTCTGTGCTATATCCAGCCGCTGTCACGATCGCATCAATCTCATCTTGTGTGATGCGGCGATAGCGAGGCGCAGGCTGAGACGGACTTTTGACAAACTCAAACGGATTATTATTGATTAAAAACAGCTCTTTAACTGCGTAAGTAAAAATAGGCGACAAATACGATATTTCGCGGCGAACTGATCCTTCCGAGACGCTTTTTAAGCGCTCATTGCGCCATTGTGTTAAGTCTTGGCCCGTGATCTCATGTACTTGTTTTTCGACAAGCCAAGAAAAATCTCGTATCAAGCATTTTTTGTATGTCTTGTCAGTCTGTGTTTTTTTAAATTTGCCAACTTTTTCGTAATGCAAATTAAGCAGCTCTGCCAGCGTTGGTGTTTGCTTTTTATCTGTTTTGACTTGTGCTTTATACGCCAAGAGCTGTTGAGCTGCCCATTCTGTACACTCTTTGGCAGTGTCTCTGGTGGCAAACTTGCGCACGCCGCCTAGCATGATCTCGATCGTGTAAGAGTTGCCGCGCTTTCTCGGCTTTGGTAACTTCATCTTTGCCCTAACCTTGACGGAAATTTGACGGAAATTAAACATTATTTTACTCATTTTTTGATGAAAATGCACAAAATAAAGCTAATTATATTTTGACAAATGAAGCGTTGGACAAACAAAAAGCCTTGAAATCATTGAATTTCAAGGCTTTAAATATGGAGCTCTTGGCGAGAATTGAACTCGCGACCTCTCCCTTACCAAGGGAGTGCTCTACCCCTGAGCTACAAGAGCAAACTAATAATGTGGAGCGGGTGGCGGGAATCGAACCCGCACCATCAGCTTGGAAGGCTGAGGTTCTACCACTAAACTACACCCGCAGGGTAGTATACCTAGGCAGGGAATAATGGTGGTGGGGGAAGGATTCGAACCTTCGAAGCTTTCGCGACAGAGTTACAGTCTGTTGGGTTTGACCGCTCCCCAACCCCACCAAGTTTGTTAGGCATTCTTTTACTGTTCTAGTAAAAGACTAAGCCCATTTTCTGGGCTTAACCTAATATTTTCAGGAATGGTGCCGGCTGCCGGAATCGAACTGGCGACCTACTGATTACAAGTCAGTTGCTCTACCAACTGAGCTAAGCCGGCGGTATATTTCCTAAGTGGTGCTTATAATACCAAATTTTTGAGATTGTGCAAGCTTTTTTTTAAAATTTTAATTTAAATCACTGAAAATTTTTATAACTGATTGATTTTTATAAATTATTTATGTTCAAATAATCCGATTGTTACTTATAATTAAAATAACGCATAAAAATTGAATCATTTTATTCAAATGGACACAACCTGTCCCATTAAGCGGTTATATTGACCTTATGACATTCAAGTATGATTTGCAAACCTAGTGAAGGATTAATGCCCAAAGCTTCACAGTACCAAATGTATTCAACCACATCAAGTCTGCGATCGCCTTCTTCTACTCGCTGTACAAACGAATGCGGTCTATCCATTCTGGCAGCCAAGGCACGCATGGACAGCTTTTGATTTCGTCGTTCTGCTTTCAGCCAAGCGCGCAGGGCGATCATTTGATCAGAATGAATACTTTTGGTCATAAATATCTATTTACACTATATTGACCAATTTACTCAAAATGAGTACAATATTTTACTAAATCTTCTGGGTTCTGCAAATTTTTCTTACAGGAAATTTACAATGGATAACAAGCACGAAAGACTTGCAGATAGATTTGCTGATATTTTTATGCGTTTGAGCAGCCATGAAAAATTGGATACACATGAGCTGGCAGCAGAGTATCAGGTGTCTGATAAAACCATTCGGCGTGATTTATTGCGTATGGAGCGCTATTTACCATTGGTTCGTAAGCCCAAAATGGTTTATTTGGATAAATCCAAACAATTTAATCTTAGTGAAAAAGAATTTGGTGAGTTGATTCGCTTAATTGGCGTGCATCGGTTGATTCCAAATATGGATATCCAGTTTTTGCGTGATATGCTTAAGCAAAATACTCGCCAGCTACAGATCGTTGGCTATGAGTATGAAAATATTGAGCCATTTTTTGACATCATTCCCCTGATCAAAAATGCCATCGCCGAACAACAGATCATTCGCTTGGATTATAAGAACCAAACTCGGCTTGTTCATCCTTATAAGCTTCTCAATCATCGGGGTTGTTGGTATTTGATCGGCACTCAAAATAATGAAATCAAAACTTTTAGGCTCAGTAAAATTCTTAATTTAAGTATCTTACAAGGACAGTCTTTTGTGCCTGATGATAAGATATGGCAATTGATTGATCAAGGTCAAGGAATTTGGTTCGGTCATCAGCTTACCAATGTACTCATCAAAATAGATGAATATGCACGGGGATATTTTTTACAAAAACAAATCTTGCCTAATCAAAAAATCATCAAGAGTTTGGAGGATGGCGGGCTGTTAATCCAATGCAGTGTCTATCAAAAGCAGCAGATTTTTCCGATGATTCGCTCATGGATACCACATTTAACCATCATCGAGCCTGCTGAATGGCGGGATGATTTAAACCATCAACTCAAAAAATACTTGAATTATTTAACGGAGTGTTAA